CGCCAGAATTAGCAAAAGGCGCGCTCGCTATGGGGGTTACGTATGGCGGCCAGATGACTGACAAACAGCAGAAAGATTTAGTGCGATTTGCTGAAATACAGGGGGGTTCTGATCCGAAAAAGCAGCTCGCGTGGTTAAGGTCAGGTATCAGCATGATGATAACCTCAGGCGGTACGATTGCACCCAATCAGCAATTGCAATTTGCACGGCTTACGTCTGGCTCATTGAGATTAACACCAGAGGCCTATCTAGCCATGGAGCCAGTTTTGCAAGAATTGGGTTCAAGAACAGGCGTAGGTTTGACAACAGGTGCGCGGGCACTAACAGGTGGGATGACGTTTACAGGATTTTCAAAGAAAAATATAAAATTCTGGGAAAAGATGGGGCTTTTTAAAGGTTCTATGGATAAAGCAGGACGTCCTTTAGGTGTTGATATGCCAGCCCAGTGGAAAGCACTATACGGGAGCGACCCAGGGAAGTTTTTTTCGGATGTTGTTTTCCCCTTATTAGGAAAAAAAGGGATAAAAGGAGACGAAGACGTACATCAAGCATTACAGAATTTTCCAAGAACTACGTCTATGGTTGGCTGGACGCTTTACAAGAATATGACGAAGGTTGAACGCGCCAGAGCGATGTCTAAACAAGTTTTAAGCGGAGACGCGTTGCAGGGAGAAATACAGAAAACGCCAGGGTTTGCCGCAAAAGCTGCGCAAAGCGCATGGGATAACTTCGCTTTAGCCATTGGGAAATTGTCATCTCCTGGCGTGATAATTGGTTTAAATACTTTAACCAGAATATTGAACAATTTAACTTTTATCTTAAGCGGGGATGTATGGAAAGCGGCGTTCAGTGAATTTAAAGGAATTGCGAAGCAATCAGTTATTGGCCAACAAGCGGCTGCGCAGGCAAAAGGTGAGACAATCCCAAACTCAAACCTTATCATCAATGTAGATGGTCGAAAGCTTGCTAATGCATTAATGCCACATTTAAGCAACATGTTAAACCCAGCTGGGGCTGTATCAAGTACAAATGCATTTAATTCATCGTTCAGCATGCCGCCAGTGGGATTAACTAATTACGGGTCGCAGCAGTAATGCCAGTTTTTCTAACGCTAGGGGATGTGACGTTTCAGAATTTTGAAATTCCAGGCGCAATAAATTTTGGCGGCGAACAAATGTTGTCTGTCAAAAAGCTGGTTGGCGGAGAGCGTATTATTGACGCGATGGGTAGGGATGACTCGGATATTAGTTGGAACGCATTATTTCAAGGTTCTACGGCTAATTTTAGAGCGGCGTATCTCGATGGTTTACGCGTGAAGGGAAAACCACTGCCTTTGACGTGGTCACAGTACAATTTTCTAGTGCTGATTAAGAAGTTTGAGCCTGTTTTTATTCGGTACTACTGGCTTGAATATTCGATCACTTGCACGGTCATACAGGACTTAAATAAGCCGTTTCCGTTGCTTTTGCCAGTTGCATACGATGACGCGATACAGAACGCATTAACAGAGGCGGATGACTTGGCGGCGGTAATCGCAAACCCAAGCATTACAAGTAGTCTTGCGCTGTTAAGCGAGGCAATAAACTCCGTTGCTTCTATAGAGAATGCGACAGCCTCAACGATAACAACTATAACGGGGCCTTTAAATAGCGCGATAAATGTTACGAGCGAACAGATAAGTGAATTGAGCGCAGGTATTTTCTAATGAGCGCAGAGCCAACAGAATTAGGACAAGAGATTAATACGCTTGCGTTGATGTATCAATTGCAAAGCATATTAATTGAAATGCGAAAGAACATTTATTTAATTTCGCAAGGCGCAAATGGTCAGATCATCACAGTAAACGGCGGGAATTTATTTATCTTGGCAGCCAAATATTACAGTGATCCAACGCTATGGACAGTGATTGCACAAGCAAATGGTTTGACTGACCCAGAGTTGCCGCAAGGTGTCCCCATGACATTGGTTATACCGCAAAGCGGAACAAATACAGGGGGGGTTCTAGGCATATGAGTAGTTTTACAGCGGACAATCCTTATGCAGATTCGCCTTATTCGGATAATGCCAGAACCCCGCGCGCGATCATTACGTTAAACGGGATAAGAGTTAAATGGTATGAGCTGTCAGTTACAGCAACGACCTTTTACTTAGCAGATACGTTTCATTTTGATTTTCCCTTAACAGGGCAAGATGAAAATTTAACATTAGAGTACTTTGCAAATACAGAGAACTTTCTAGCACAAATTTATATAGGATTTCCGCCTGATCCTGATTCATATAGCACATCAGATTTAGATTTAATCATACAAGGAAATGTAGACGACTTACAGATTGACCTGGCGTCACGCAGGGTGGCGATGTCAGGAAGGGATTTATCATCGAACTTTTTAGATAACAAAACAACGCAGAAATTCTCGAATCAGACGAGTTCACAAATAGTACAGATGTTTGCGGATCAATACGACATTAAGACCCGTATTACACCGACAAACACGCTAGTTGGAAGCTACTACGCGCAGCAGCAAGTCATGCTTTCAAGCGAAAGTACAGAATGGGATTTGATGGTTTTTTTAGCTCAACAAGAAGAGTTTGTCTTATTCATGGAAGGAGAGACCTTAGTGTTTGAGCCAAGACCTGACAGCACAAATGTAAATAACCCTTACGTTATTTCGTATGTAGCGCCTACGGATGATAGTGGTAGTCCCATGATTAGCGCGGTAGGGCTTACATTATCTAGGTCGATGACATTAGCCGCGGACGCGCAAGTTACTGTAAGAGTGCCATTTGGATCAAAGACAGGGAAAGCATTTAATGTCACTGCAAAATCAACGCATAGACAAAGTAATAATATTGATAACGCACCTGCTCCATCAAAGAAAGTGCAGAAATACAGTTATTCAAAACCAGGGTTAACACAAGAGCAAGCATTGCAATTCGCACAGCAACGCTTGAAAGAGATAACAAGCCACGAAGTGAGATTGTCAGCAACGCTTCCTGGGGACAATCTCTTAAAGAAAGATAGTTTAATTCAATTGACGGGAACAAATACGCCATTTGATCAGTACTATTATTCTGATCAAGTAACACGAACCATACAAATGAGTGAAACGGGCTATGACATGCAGATCAGCGCTAAAAATCACTCCGTTGATACGGAAGTTACCCCAACAGGCGGAGGGGACGCTACAGAGTCAGAATGAGCGCACATAAATTCATTAATAACATGAGAATGTGGGCGAACATGGCAACGCAGGGCTCACTGTTCACAGCATTGGGCAATATAACCGCGTTTGATCCTACAGGCTACCAGGTACAGGTAATCTTGCAAGAGGCAACGAATGACGCACCAGCTTTGCAAACAGGATGGATTCCATTAGCAACGCCATGGGCTGGGAATGGCTGGGGTATGTTTTGTCCTGCAAGTCCTGGGGATTTGATTTTAGTTTTTTTCCAAGATGGGAGTTTGCAAAACCCAATTGCTGGCATGCGGTTATTCTTCGATGGAGCATTGCCGTTAAACGTGCCCGCGGGTGAGATGTGGCTAGTTCATAAGACAGGATCAGCACTTAAACTGACGAATGATGGCGGTATAACGATACAAGGAACGGCTGATATAAATATAGCTTCAGACACGAAGATTAATTTAACAGCCCCTGAAATCAATATCACGGGTGCAACGATTAAGGCGGGTGATACAGGCGGATCGTTTGATTATCTTAAAAAAGCAGATGGTTCAAATACAGCAAATTTACAAGGCAGCTAATGCAAGAAACACCGCAGCTTCTATATGACATTTACCAGAACTTTGGCGAGGATTTAACGCTATCTTCGCAAGATGATTTACAGACTGTTTACTATGCGGAAAGAAGTAAGCAGCGTGTTTTAAGACGCTTAATGACAAATCCAGGGGATTATATTTGGCACCCCGAATATGGGGCAGGCTTACCAGCTTTTGTTGGTGAGAGTTTAAGTTCGGATAGATTCGATCAGATAAAGTCATTAATAACTTCTCAGATATTTTTAGAGCCATCTGTCGCGAGAACTCCCGCGCCGCAGATACTTTTACAAACGATACAAGGTGGCTTATTCGTGCAGATTAACTATACAGAAAGCGCAACGAATCAGCCTATTGTTTTAACGCTTGACGTGTCCTCGGGGCAATAATGTCGCTACCCATTCAAAGTTTTCAGCAACTAGTTGACTCGCAAGTAGCAGCCATGCAGGCGTCTTCAAAGGTCGTCCTAGATTTTAGTGTTGGTTCGGTATTACGCGCAATTATTGAAAGTAATTCGGGTAATGCGCTATGGCTTGAGTCAACGGCGCAGACATTGCTAGATGTCACTCGTCTAACAACGAGCACTGGAAATGATGTTGACACATTTGTTGAGCAATTTGGACTAACAAGAAACCCTGCAACGCCAGCAACTGGAAATGTAACGTTAAGTCGATACACAGCAAATTTACAGGCAACAATAAATGTAGGCGCATTAGTTTCATCTGTGACAAATGGGGTGAGTTATTCGGTGGGTATAGATACGGGAAATCCCTATTACAATTCATCGTTAAATGCCTATTTGCTACCAGCCAGCATTGCAAGCATTTCAGTACCAGTCACCGCGACAACGGCGGGAACTGTTGGAAATGTTATAGCGAATCAGATTACTACGATACAAAGCGTTATCGTTAACATTGATTCTGTGACCAATCCTTCCGCTTTTACAAACGGTGCGGACGCGGAAAGCGACGAAGAGTTAAAAATACGGTTTGTGCTGTATTTAAACGGATTATCGAAGGCGACCAAAATTGCATTGACTGCCGCTATTCTTTCCGTATCTGGCGTTGAAAGACAAGAATTAATCGAAAACGAGGATCTCGCAGGAAATGTAATGCTTGGCTTTTTCTATGCATTGGTCGATGACGGGACAGGAAATGCTAGCAGTACATTGCTTATGAATGTGTCCAGCCAGCTAGATGCAACGCGAGGTTTTACTATCGCATTTGCAGCATATGGCCCCACACAATTTCCTATGAGCTTTAGTGCGCATGTATTTACGGATTTAAGCATGCCCGATTCGACAGTACATGAAGCGGTTGTTGCAGCATTAGAAAGCTATATATCAAGTCAAGGATTTGACTCTTTATTTCCCTACTCGGAAGTGCCAAGGATTATTTACGACACAAACGTAACGTTATCAGGAAATACCTATTCACCCATTACGAACGTGACGAATTGGACGATAAACGGCGGAACTTCAGACGTACAGCTTACAGGGCAGGAGATACCTGTTAACGGCACTATAACTATAACTGTCAATGCCTAGAATAAATAACAATTTACCCGTCCCTGGCAGCGGTGGGGTGCAGACAACTAATAGCACCATAGGCGCAGCTGCCGATGTGCAAAACAGGCTAATTGCGCAATTAGTCAACTGGTTTGGCACGGATCACGAGTTGCTAGACACAGTATTACAAGCCTATGTAACAACTGGCGTATTTAATTATTCGCAGCTTGCTTATGACAATTTGCAAATGCGATTGCAGACCGCGACAGATGACAATTTAGACTTGATTTCGCAGGATTATTTCGATGGCTATTTGCCGCGCAGGACGAACGAGAGTGATGACACATACAGGCAGCGCATAACTTCCGCGTTGCTTTTACAGCGCGCGACTAGACCTGGTATGGATAATGCGTTGTATGTATTGACAGGCTTTCATCCTATTTTATTTGAGCCATGGAGGCCGTTTGATTGTGGTGGCTATAACGCCGCTGCAACCGCGCAAAGCATAGGTTATGGCACACATGGTTCGTATGGGTCAGGTTCATACCCGTATCAAGCGTTTATTGACGTGTTTTTATCTGCCTATAACGCGATGGCGTCCAGGAGTGGCTACAACGACTACTACTTTGGATATGACGCCGCAGGTGCGCCAGCAATAGGCTGGTACGGGGGAGAGACTGAATTGTCAGCAATAGTAACTGAACAAGACATTTATCAATGTATCAATTTAACAAAATGCGAAGGCACTGTGTGCTGGGTTTCTATTCATAGAATTTAAAGGGGTAAATCATGAGTTTTTACATAACCGGGCGTCGAATTGTTTATACAAACCAGGTTCCCTATGAGACTGATATTTTAGCGACTAACGACTATAACATGGCGGGTGTTTCGGGTCTTGCGCAAACAGTTATAGGGCTAGGAATTGGTGATACAACGACAGTATCAGGTCTTGATTGTACGCCTGTCAGCCCTCCTGGGTTAGCTGTAGTGGTGGGTGTTGGCGCAATGTACAGTTTTGAAGACTATGACGCGACAGACTATGGGGTAATTCCTGCTGATACTGACCCTAACCACAAGCTGTATAAACAAGCGTTTAATTGGAATCCTATTACGCTTAATTTGACCGCTCCTGCAACGCCTGGGAACAGCGTTATTTATCTCATCGAGGGGATATTTGATACAACAGATGTAAACGATGTTAGCAGACCTTATTTTAATTCTGCTGACCCGACCATGCCTATTTTCAACAATAATTATGACACACGCACGGACATAATTTTATTTCAAGCAAAGCAGGGAACACCTGGCGTTACGCCAACTCCTCCCGCACCTGACGCGGGTTATACAGGGCTTTATTATGTGACTGTAGCCAATGGTCAGACAGTCATTACAGGCGGTGATATCTCTAAAGTATCTACAGTAGAAGGTCAACCCTTTATCACGGAAGGGTTAACGCAGAAAGTAAGTAGTTCTACTATTGCGACTGGTTATGTTTCTATTCCAGCACAGCAAGCGGCAACCTATGTTTCGGGTGTCGATGTTGGTTCAGTCAATGCAATAATATGCAATCCTTCGAATAATTATGCAGCACCTTCCCTAGGAATGATTATTTCGGTACTTGTTGCAAATACAAATACAAGCACAGCGACTTTAAAGATAAACGGGAACAGTGCGATTAATATTCAGGTTGTAACTCCTGTAGGTCTTGCCAGTTTAGCAGGTGGGGAGATGGTCGCGGGTGGGTGGTATGACTTCAGATATAACGGAACAACGTGGCAACTGCTTAATCCGACTGCGCCAAGCTACGATTATGGGATTGTATCTTTTAACGCGGCGAGCACTCAATCAATTGCTGGAGGAAGTCATCCAATACAGTTTAATAATGTTGTTTACGATCCTAATAGCTGGTGGGATGGTAGTTTGTATCGATGGCTTCCGACTGTCGCTGGGCTATATAGGTTCACAGCTTGCGTTTTTGGTTTAGCTGTTAATTCTAGCCAAGGCCTAAACCTATATAAAAACGGATCGATCCTATACAGGTTAGGGTTATTGGGGCAAGAAACGGTCAGTTCGAACGGCGCTCCATCCGGTTCCAGCCCGCCTATCGTCATGAATGGTACTACAGATAACATTCAACTGATCTGGGAAAACGAAAGTGCTTCAAGTACAACAATTGGAGCGACCGGCGGTATAAACGGGGATAAAAATTTCTTTTCAATTGAGTACATCGGGAATTAGAACATGACACAACTAGCAGAAAAATTTACTTACAAGCGAACTTTCATAACTGAGGACACGCTTACTATTGCAGCAGGGCAATCCACCTCAACGATTTTCGATTGTGGCGGTGTTCAATTACGAGGGCTTTTATTCCCCTCAAACTGGACGGCATGCGATATAACGTTGAATCCTTTGAAAGAACCTAACGGATCAGCTTATTTTCTTTCAGATGTAAATGGGAATTTATTTGTTGCCACAACTGCAGCTGGGCAATGGCTTCCCATATTACCTTATCTGACAGACGCAATTCCTTATTTTCAGATTGTATGCAACGTCCCTCAAGTTAGCGCAGTTATTGTTGATACTGCACTAGAGCCTATCTACCAAGGAGTACACGGATAATGATGACTGCACAAGCAATGTTAATGATCTTCTGTGATGAGTATATTTTCACCCCTGGCAACAGTCGTATCATGATAACTGAAGATCGCCGAGTTATGATAACCGAAGACGTCCATATAATGATCACGGAGTAAAAATATGATAGAGAGAAAATGGTCAAGTAATACAGCTTTTCCTATTGCGTTACCTTTGACTGGCACTGAATATATTATGGGTTTGCAATCTGGCGGAAATGTTAAATTCAATGTGTCTGCTTTTGCCTCAACTTCTGGTAGTTATTCTGATCCTGCATGGATTACTTCGTTAGATGGCGCCAAGCTAACAAGCAATTCCGTGACTACTACCAAAATGGCACAGATGAGTGCGAATACTATTATGGGGAATAATTCGGGGGTATCTGCTACGCCTTCCAATTTATCGGTTTCTCAAACCAGGACATTACTTGGGTTGAATACTACCGATACCGTCACTTTTGACAATTTAACTCTGGGGGGCCCTTC